CATATACGCCTTGGCGATGGGCTACGGCGGATATAAATATAGGACCTTTGGACCATCAGCAGATCGCGAGTACACGGCTTCTTCTCGGGTGCTCCAATGGGATTTCCCTAATAACGAGATCGAGACCGTGGTTACAAGCAGCGGTGGTCAAGCTGGTTATACCGATCTTTACACAAAGGTTTGGGCAGGACACAGAACAGAAATGGTGGGATATATCGTATGAATAAGTTTGCACTCGTAGCAGAAAACGGAGAGGTGGTCAGCGTTGTCCACCCATCACACGACAGTATGTTTAGTGAGGGCCAACAAGTAGGTACTGAAACAGCACACAGTTTCGCCTATGAAGAGTCTGATACAACAGTGATCAACGAATGGTACTGGTGCTACGCTTGGGTGAAGAATAAACCCGCTCGCCCTGGTAATTATTACTACTGGGATAACTACGAGTGGAATCTAAATACTGAAGCACTAGTAACTGAGATGCGTTCACTGCGTGACTATAAGTTAGGCCGCTCTGATTGGACGCAAGTTGCCGACAGCCCGCTGTCTGATACTGACAAAACCGCCTGGGCAACATACAGGCAGGCGCTGCGAGACGTGCCTGCAAACCACCCGAACATTACTGACTTAGACGAGGTGTCATGGCCGACTGAACCTGGAGGCTGACATGATTGACCCTATTACCGCTGTAGCTATGGCTACATCTGCTTTTAAAACTGTTCAGAAAATGGTGTCAATGGGCCGCGAGATTGAGGACACTCTCGGCCAAGTTGGCAAATGGTACGGAGCTGTTAGCGATTTTAATGAGGGTAAGAGGCAGGCCGCAAACCCGCCGCTCTTTAAAAAGTTAGTCGCGTCCAAGTCTATAGAGCAGGAAGCGATAGAGATGTTTGCGCACACCAAGAAAATTCAGCAGCAAGAGAAAGACCTCCGTGAGTTACTAATGTACACCTACGGGGCTAGCGCATATCAAGAGCTTTTAAACATGCGCCGGAGTATCCGAGACCAGCGGGAAAAATCGGTTTACGCTCAAGCACGCAGACGTAAAGATATTTTATGGGGCACGGTCCAGTCCGTATGTATCGTTTTTATGTGCGGGGCGACCTATAAAATATTTATGGCCCTATACACAGCAATTCAGACCACTAATTCTGTATAGCCTCCATGCATTTAATACATTAGATTCATGCCCAGACCACCGATATAATTCTGCCTTAACCAACCAGAGGCACACATGATTCTTTACGTAATAGGGTTTATCCTGGTAGCACTAGGTGCTATCGCCAAGCAGGACTTGAAGCTGTGACATTGTCACAGTTTAAAATGATATAAAATAAATTAAGTAGTAGTATCAGTAAGTTATGAATTTCGGGACTTGAAGTCCTGGTCGGCATAAGTAGTAGTTAAGTTATTGATATAGAAGATAAAACAGGACTACGGGGCACAGAATCCCTCTCTCTCCGCCACAAGTATAAGTGTATGATTTAACTAGGAAAAGTTATAGAATCAAACCCTCAGTCACACCAGGGTCACACTATGGCAACCGTACGGAAACGGGGCAAGAAATACCAGGCACAGGTACGCATCAAGGGGCACTCGCCCCAATCAAAATCTTTTTTAACTAAAGCAGCAGCTCTCGCGTGGGTCCGGCGCATAGAGTCGAGCATGGACAACGGATCGTGGGTCGATACTCGCGGTACACGGCTCACGCTCATTGAGGACATCGTCGATGGCCTCATCTTCTCCTACGAAAGATTTGGCCTAGAGGTCGCTGTACCTAAGATGGGGCAGCTAAATCAAATCAAAGAGTATTTCACTGGTGTATCGGTACACGATCTGACTGTAGATGACGTACTGGACTTCGCTGCATTTCGGTTGCAGACAATATGCGCAAGCACAATGCAGACTCAGATGTACTATTTGAAACAGGCCATTGCAAACAGCAGGATACAAACTGAGCAGCCTGTTGTAGATATGGCGATCGACGAGCTAAAGAAAAAGAGATTGATTATGGGGAGCAGGCGGCGGGATCGTCGTTTGGAATTAGGAGAGTTCGAAGCGTTGATGGATGAGGCAGAAGGACATTGGATTACTACTGCAATAGACCTGGCAATCGAATCTGCTATGCGCCAGGGCGAAATACACGCCCTGAAGTGGTCTGATATCAATGAAAGCAAGGGCGTGATCCGATTAATGCGCAAAGATAAGAACGCCCAAGGCGGCCAATCAGCGCAGCAAATACCGCTTTTAGGGGGCGTGAGAGAGGCGCTCCTACGTGCACAGAATGTGTTTGGGCAAGGGCCTAACCTTATCCCTGCACGCCGCGCATCCAGCATTTCTGACAAGTTTGCCAAGATGACTAAGAAATTAGGAATCGATGATCTGCGCTTTCATGATTTACGCCACGAAGCGATTAGTCGAATGTTTGAGCGAGGTATGAGGGTTGAGCAAGTGCGGGTCGTGTCAGGTCACCGCACGCTCGATCAGCTTTCCCGTTACGTTAACCTAAGGCCGGCTGATTTAGCTGGGATGTGAAGTAGCGCGCTACTTCTTGGGTGGGGAAAAGATATTTTTTACCACGTTTAACATGGGGTATGTCTAATTGGCCTCGATAGATTTGTTGGTAGACCGATGTTTTTTTAATCCTTACAAGGTTTGCTAGTTCTTCTAAATCCATGAAAGGTCCGTACCTTTCCAATAGTATAGCTTCCACTAATTGTCTCTCCTAGACTGATCCTCCGTCAAACGAGAGGATTATTACTGAGACTAATACTAGCTGATTTCGGTGTGCAATACTGCAAACTTTTTTGCTATTTTATTAGCGGGGGGCAGGTCGTCTTTGAGATATACAAAAGCTCTTTTCTCGCCCTTCAACTGTATTAAAAAAGCGCCGGCGTCTGGATAGTCTTTAGCTGGGCACACGTTTGTATGCCAATCTGTTTTTAGAGTTAGCACCATTTTGGCGACCGACCCTTTTAAATATTTAAAGGCGCGGGGGTGAGTTTTTACCCAGAAAGAAGACTTTGGATTTCGATTGTAGAGTTTTGTGTCAATTGTTCTTGAGAGATTATCGCAGTCATATCGAATTACGCGGGTGCGGGTATTTGGTAAAAACTCGCGGATATCTGGATCGATATCTAGGGGGTCGACGCCTAAGAAATTTGCGAACTTAATAATCGCTGACGGTCCCAGCGATGTGATGTTGTTGAGGTAGTGCGATATAGCACCTTGAGACCAGCCGAGCTCTTTTGCAGCTTCGACCTGAGTGAACTGCATTTCTACTTTTTTCGAATCCCATATGGCTCTTAAATTATTCACAGAATTGGGGAGTTCTTGAGGCTTTTTCATCTGCTCGTCCTGAGTGTGTAATATCAAAAATCCACTGGGCTACCTGCCGTCGTGTCACTTTTTGTTCTATATACTGAGATTTACATATATTAGCGGAGAAGTCATCAACTATTATAATAGCTGAATCCTCAACTCCTAATATCAACGCTACAGGGGTGGATTGCTTCATGCGGTTTAACCACTGTATTTGAAGGGGTGATAGCGAATGCTTGATCACCGTTGTGTCTTTCTTGGGGAGGGATTTAACGTACTTGTATTCAACGAACAGCGTCCCAGCTGGTCCTGCATAGAAAGCGTCGGGGACACCTCCCGTATATGTATCGTGGATTTTCCACTTATACACGTCGGGTGATAGAGCGTTATGTATGGATCTTACAAAACTGTGCTCGTTCATAAAGTAAGTGATCCGTTGTGACCAACGGTGGATCAATCCGTGTCGTGAGCAAAACGCTTTATCAGTGCGCTGCTTGGTCGACCTGCCCTATTTTATTTAGCGTGCTGCTCGTACAACGCTTCAGCACTCTTGTAGTCTTCTTCTTGAGCCCAACCAACAAACGAGACTTCGCAATTCATAAACGCTTTGCCCATCTTGTTCTCGGTAGGTACGCCAGAAACTTTCCACAGACCCGCGAATCGATCGCCGCCCTTCATGCCGATCTGAGAGTTCCAAGCTTTGGATACACGCAGCTTAGAGCTAGCGAAATCCATGATAGCTGGAGAGCGTTCGAGCTCACCTGTCTCAGGGTTCTTGACGAGGATAACGTGTGCGTGAGTCTCATTAATGTCGTATTCACTAGGCTTATCTTGTGTATCAACATACGACTGCGCTTCTGCTTGTGAACCGAAAGCGCCACCGTAACCACCACCAGCATCTAAGTGACGCCATACAACGAACTCAGTCTTGAACGTCAAGCTCAAGCAGTACAGGTCGTTACCATAGTTGTGATTAGTTAATGTGTTGACCAGGTGACCTGGCTCGCAACCTTCGACATAAGCAGCGTGGTGCTTATCGACTTCATTAGACATCTTCTGGAGAAGTTTAATGCGTGGTATTTGTACGTTAGCGCCTACGTTCTCGTTACCGCGGCCACCGTCGATACCGACGAGGTGGGCTGGTAATTTGTCTGTGGATGCTACGAGGTTGCTTGGTACTACTGCTACTGCTACGGCTGATTTACTCATAATTTATATACTCTTCGTGATTCATGATTCATGTTTAGGTTTAGGTTTAGGTTTAGGTTTTACAAGGTTCGAAAGTTAATGCGTCGAATTTCACGGGTCTCCACACCAGGAACTGCTTCATTTAATTTCAGAAGCTCCTTGTATGCAGTCGACGATACCCGCCGTTGTAACAGTGCAAAGTCCTGGGTCTCTGTGATGTGCGCGTACAGCGCATCCCAGTCTTGGACATCAGGTACAACAGTTTGGTTAATAGACACACTGGCTTTGTCATTAGCGGTACGTGACAAACCCTGCTCATCTAATTGGGTCAAGAGCTGATAATCTAAGTCATCTTTAGTCTTGTTTAGTTCTTTAAGCTCTCGGTTCAGACCTTCGATTGAGTCTTTGACCTCGGCTCTTGATTCGATTAGTTCATTAATATTCATGGGTTTCTCTTAGGCTGCGTGTTTTAGTTTGTTTAGGATTCCGAGTAGCTGGTCCATTCGATCAACTTTGCCCTGCAACTTTTCGTACACCTCTGGTTCCCAGGTGTTACGCGCTGCTATCTGAATGACCTCGGTCTTTTCAGTCTGACCGGCTCTGTAGATGCGTCGATTGAACTGCTGATAATGTTCTGCGTTGTAGGTGGGCGATGCCCATATGACAGTCTTAGCTTTAGTCATAGTCAGGCCATGCCCCGCTGATTGGGGGTGACAGAACACAACTTGTAACTCACCAGCTTGGAGACGATCGACAATGTCTTTGCGTTTGTGTGCGGGTGTACTGCCGTCGATGGTGCTGTGCTTGATGCCTAGCTTGTCTGCTAACTCAACCATGTACCGTTGTTCGTGCTTCCAGTTGAACGCTACAAGTGACTGGGCACGTTCCTCGACTAGCTGCATGACTAGGTCATACCGCTCGCTATGAATACTCTGAACGTCACCGTGCTCGTCGTAGACAGCACCGGTGCACAACTGGAGGAGCTTTTTGACCTTGCTGCCTGCATGGACCGCGTTGATTGTGGCTTTTCCGGTGTACAACACGTTGTCTTCACTGAGCGTTTCGTATTGATTCATGATGTTCTTAGGTAGCGTCACATACATGGTGCGTACACTTTGCTCTGGCATGTCGAGACATTCGGTTAGCTCGTACCTGATGTTGATGTCACTGAGCGCAGCTGCAACGGTTTCTTCTGCGTTGTCTTTTTGTACCCACTCGTTAGCAAAACCATTGAAGCGTGGTGTACAGACCGACGCTCGGAAACTGTAGAACCTGCGGCCTAACCGCTCGCCGTCATCGACTAGCAGTGTTGGGTGCCAGATATCGAGGATGCCATTGCTGTTTGGTGTGCCGGACATTGCGATGCGGTATTGGAAGTAATCAGATAGCTTTTTGATGGCTTTGCTTCGTTGACTGCTTGGATTCTTGAATGCAGTGAACTCGTCAATGACTAACGTATCGAAGTTTTTGAGCTTGGTTTGATTCTTGAGCAACCACTTCACAGCGTCATGATTGGTAATAACTACATCTTCATTACCAGAGAATGCTTTGTCGCGATTCTTGGCGTACGCAACAACGTACGTAAGACCAGGTGTGAATTTCTCGATGTCATCACCCCACGATGCTTCGAGGATGGACAACGGTGCAAGGACCAAGGTTCGTGATCCACGGTTCGCGATCGCGTCTAGGACAGACCGTGTTTTACCTGTGCCTGGATCAGACGTAATGAGGCAGCGTGGATTATCGATAATAAAGTCAGTTGTGACTTTTTGGTGTTCGAAAGGTTGATACATAGGCATCACTCATTGATGGTTTAGTATATTAGCACAGCTAATATAATGGTTCAAATACGGATTCGCCTACCGCAGCCTCTACAGTTGTTAGGCCAATCGCCTATTCGGTAGTGCGCTGGACATTTGCAATAAGCATCGCGCTTTTCTTCTCCGGGGAGTTTGTACGCCCCTTTCGTTTTAAACTTTTGAGGCTTGATAGAGAGTTGGAGCTTTTCACTTTCTGTTAATTTCATTTATTAGCCTTACTAATATTAATGCTCAATAAAAACGATAGGGTTATTGCTAGACCAGCAGTAGCCACAAGAGGCACAGCTGTCTGTTTTACCTAGCTGTTCTGGGCAGATGATGGCATCGGTAACTATGCTGATACTTGAACTGATACCTTCTGACTTTGTTACGTGCGCACTAAATTGCGTACTCATGTCGTCTGAAAATCTGACGCGGAAGCGATCAGGGTGCAGCCGGTTTACGTTGCTGATCATAGAACCTAGCTGTGAGGTATATGAATGATGGGTGTATCCGAACACATTCAAGCTTTCAAACTGATGCAGCCACAACTGCCACTGGACGATGTACTGACCGCTGTAGAAGTCACCTAAGACGTGAAGCCTAACTACGAAACCTTCAGGGTGTTTGTCGTTTAAAAGCGACAGTTGCTGCTCTAGAGATTCGATAAAGCTAGAATCTGTGTGATCAAACCTGTGCGCGAATGGCATATTGTCGCCGTAACACACGTCCCATTGTTGGCAGTCGCTAGGGCAAGTAGCGCGTTCTTCGAGAGTGAGTGAGTACATAGTCATACCTTTCCACTTTTTGACGCTTACTTTGTCACCCAGCTTTTTGTTTTGTTTGCCGCGCTTTAACATGTTGAGGCTTGGAGGCTTGACGCCTTTCCGATACCTCGTCGTTGGGGGGCGTAGATTTTTTACTGGGATTAGGTTCACGGCTAATGATGTCACTGAGTATCTCCTGTCTGAGCTGAGCGGTTGTCGACCTGTCGCCTTGCGTCATGATCTTGATCTCGGACTTCTTCAAACGGTGTGTAGTCCAGTACATCGCTTCCTTCGGATCTGTAACGAGCTTGTATTCGACTAGGGACCCTTTTCGTTTGTAAAACATTTGCATAATCAAACATCTCCTTCATGTGTCCGCATAAGAGTTCTTTGTAGTTAGTCGTCATTGCTCATCTCCTCACGTTTGCGTTCTCTCCACTGGATTTGTTCGTCTGCTGTTTGTCGGAAGATTCCGTATACAACAAGGCCGCAGACAACGATGAAAACCAAGCCGGTTATAAAATCAATCATTGGGATCTACCTCTATCCAGCGCCATGCGCGATAAGGGAATTTTTTTACTTTGACTAGATGTAGTTCTTCGCGAGCCATTGTTTGCTTCATGACGAAGAGCGTGACGGATATAACTAGGCCACCAAACATTGCAGCCATCATGCCGGAGAAAGTACCGGCGAATAGAACCATGAGTAGGACGGTGGCTGTGATGTCGATAGGAATGTCGTACGTAATGATGCGGCGTACACCGAATTTAAAAAGAAGGAACAGTAGTCCCAGCGCTGCTATCAGCCCTGCAAAAATCATAGATAACTCCTAGTATTGAAATAAGTACAAGTGCGACTTCGATTGCGATGATGATTTGGTCAAGGATCATTCTGAGATTTACTCCTGGAGTAATAGAGGCAGGCCACACCTCCTATGCAAAACAGCACGAATAGACCGGTGATACCGATATACAAGGCTTGTATGAGCACAAGGAGGGTGAGGCATACGATTAATGCGCCGAGTAAATACAGCGCAATGGTTTGGAACAATTGCTTTAGCTTTTTCATAGGGGTTCTCTGTACATGGTTCATTCATCATGGGGATCATTTGAATTCCGATCGGGAATAAAAAAGCCCCGGTACATTTAGTCACCAGGGCAAAGCTCACTACGGGGGAACGTGGTAAGGAGGTTAGCTCACACCCCAGGTGCATTCGGGTTCGTCGCCTTTACGGTGGGGACACCATCTGCAGCTGTCTTTGCTAGGTGTGGGAGCAAATTCTTTTTCAGTTGTCATTTTGACTGCACGTCGATGGTAGCCAGGTGCAAAAATCATAGCTTGCTCGCGTGTGTAGGATTTTTTAGTGGTCTCACCTTTGTCGAGATACCAGAACTCTACTTGTACATACTGTAGATTTGGGTACCGGAAGAAGGTGCCGATGGCATACAAGAGACCCTGCTGCCCGTGAGATATCTCGTTACCCCACTTCTTACCGGTTTTGTAGTCGATTACACGGGCTGACGTTTCGTCTTCTTGGACCAGGGCGTCTAGCTTGATGCGAGCCCAGGTTTCTTTTTGCATCCAACCGACTGTTGCCCAGTCGATATCGAAACCCCATTCACCTTCGTTTTCTACTTTGGCTTGCGCATAGAGCTCACGCAGTTCTTCGAATTCGTCTTTAAATTTGAATAGTGAGTCATGCATCTCGCCCATAGTGCCGTCGACATAGTCTTCAGCGTATTGGTGGATCTGCGTACCACGATCTGCAGCTGGGCCACTCGGTTCTTTGACGCCTTTGACACGGCTGATATACGTTCTGTAAGCGCACTCTTCATAGACTTTAAGTGCTGAGTAACTCCATGCTCTGACATCACCTAGTACTTCTGGTTTTTCGAAGTCGACTTCGTCGTCTGGTCTCGTATCCTGAGTTAACTTAATCATCACCTTTCCTAGTAGCAGTAAGTAGAGATATTAGTATAACTAATATTTTTACGCATTAACAGTAAGCAGCTTGCGGTCCTTGTCATCGAAATACTTATTAGTGACTTCGTTAAACAGTTCGTCATCGATGCGCCACTCAACAACTACGCCTCGTGTTGGGTTGTCGTAACCATTGGCATTGTGTAATCGCTTGCGCTCACGGGTCAGCCCGTTACGTTCTGCACGTTTGATGAACTCACGTTGCGATATACGATCGTCAGTGAGCACGCCATACACAACACGCAGATGCTCCATAGGTATTACTGAGTACTGTGCTTGAGATTCTGCGATCCACTGCTTAACAAAGCGTTGCGCAGTAGTGATCTCTTGTCCTTG